ACACTTGGCGTTTTAACTAGACTTGGGTGGTTAGCTAATCTTATAAGCTGTTCTTTTTCTGAATAATCGTTGTAAATTGATTGTTGTAAATAAGCCACATCTGCAAGATCACTAATACCTATCGGTCTTTTTGCACCTTTAAGATTGTAAACATTTATACATGGAATAACACCAATAGCATTTGGCACTTGATCTATAACTGTAACATCGCCCTCTGCATATTCTTTTTCATAATCTGTAACTTGATATGTTGTTATTTCTTCCTCTGTAAACATTTTTAATATTGCTCTTTCAGTATTAATATCCTCAACAACTAAAAGCATATCTAGATAAAATCTGCCACTAGCGGCTCGTTTGTAATTCCAGTTCACAATGTTTTCTGGTGTATAAATAGACATATAAGGTCTTATGTCTTGATCGAGTTCCTCTGCTCTTGTTCTTGTGTTTGATTGTGGTTTGTCAATAATTACCCAACAATTACCATAGATGCTTGCATTCATTTGAACATCTCTCATAACTGTATTAAATGATCTACCATCTAAATCTGCATCATTAACAAAAGACTCTAATGCTGGGTCTCCATCTAAAGAACCATAATCTCTAGTCGGTGGTACTCTCCATAAAAAGCTGGTGTAAATCTGAACAACATTTTTACAATGGTTATCAACTGGTGTATGTCTAATTCTTTGATCGTATTCCTCTGAAGTCTCTAAGATATATCTATGTAAATAATAACCATTACGATAATCATTTCCGCCTAAATATGATCTGATATAAAATTCCCAGTTCTGAATATTAGCATGCCAGAGAGGGTGCTTGTTTGTTAAAAATTTTCTGTCCATCAACTCCACCTTTGCAGAGGGTTAGGTTTAAAATCCCGTCTTACAGGAAAGTTATACTCTACCAAATAACCTAACGCATCATTAAAATGGTCATGTGAACCATCTTTATCAGGCACATTTGTTCCCTCTTTGTATATTTGTCTTTCTATCGACTTAATAACATTTTTGCAAGATTTTAAAACATATAAACTATTTACACCTTTTGTATTTTTAAATTTTGAATTTACTGCATTGATTCGATCTCTAACTAGTGGTGCTTTGTTTCTTGCTCTTACCTCAAAGCCAGCATTTTTAAGTAAAGCTAAATCTGTCATTCCACCCGCAGATGTTTTTCTAGCTTTAGAACTTGGGTCAGGATAAGAAATAATTTGTTTGTTTGGGTATCTGCTTTTTATTTCGTCAATCATTTCGTTTGTATTAGAAGAAAATATTTGTATTTCATCAATTATAAATATCTTATCATTTTCTATTACAGAAACAACAGCCACCATCGGGTCTATGTTAAAGTCTTGCCCAACATGAATTGTTTTAAATTTTTTCTTATAGCTATCAATAATGTTTTTGTTTCTGTCAAAGTTGTAATAAATAATACCCGCATAGTTTACAAAGGTTGCTAAATACTCTTGTTGGAAAGTTCTCTCATCTAAATCATTCTTCGCTTGTTCTATCTCCGACTCAGATACCTGACCACCCTCTAATGTAGTATATTTAAAACTCTGCCACTCAGGGTCTTGTTTACTATATAGATCATAAGCAAAGTTAAAACCCTTTGGCGAACTGCAAAACAGTGCGTGACCTAGCGTGTCACTTAAAGTTGGTCTAAGAACCTCGTACCAAGCCTGTGGTTTGATGTCAGCAAATTCATCTAGCACAATAAAATTTAGTCCAACACCTCTCAATGACTGGTCATTATCAGCCCCTTTTAGACTTATGAGAGTGTTGTTTTTTAGCAACAATGATAAGTCAGACTCATTTATTCTTTTGACCCATCTATGTCTTAACATCATTTCTTTAAGCATATCCCAGCAAATAGTTTTACTTTGTCTATAACTAGGGGACACATACCAAACACGCTGATTTGGAAATCTAGCAAATTTAGCCATTTCTTGTATTGCTAAAAAAGTTTTGCCAAATCTACGACCAGATATAAGAACTCTGAACCTTTTATTACAATTTATTACAGCCCGTTGCGGATCTGTTAGTGGCATTAAATCTGATCCCCCCAGCTGTCCCAACCATCTGTTTTTTGTCTAGCAAACAATTCTATTCTAGGTAGATCGCCACAAAGTTCTACAATTCTTTCTCTAACACAATCAGGTTTTTGGCTATGATTTCTTATTGGTTCATAAACTAATTGATGTACTGATTTTGAAATTCTTTGTGGTTTTCCTTTTGTTGCTAATAAACACAATTCTGTATTAGACCTTGTATAATAACCCATACCCCAAAAACTATTAAAGGAATCCATAGGAATAAAAGACATTTGTTTTGTATCAAATTTTTTATTTGTTTTTACCCAACAAAAAGCACAAGTTTTGTATTCAAAACCCCAGCTTTTTATAGTTTCCAAACCCTCTAATAAGTTTGGATAAGTAACCCATATAAATAAAATACAATTATCGTCTGCAATTTCATTAACAGGCATTTTGTATATATCATCAGCCGACATTAAATTATAATGATCTGATACTTTTCTTTGTGCTTTTTCACTCCAAAACGTAAATGTCCACGCTGGGTCTGCATAAATTATATTATAGCGTTTCTGTGGGAATGGTATCACTCAACAGACCACGCCAAAGGTTCATCATCTTCTGTAATATTATTTTCAGATTGACCTAGTATTTGTTTTCCAAGCCATATCTGCATTACTACATTCCCTTTTTCTGCACTCTTCCATTGTAGTTGTCTAAGCCTCATTTTCATTTCGGCTCGCCCTTTTGTCAGATATTCCGAGTAACTTCTTTCAATAAGATCAGCACTACACCCAAAGAAATCTGCAATTTCTTTATTAGTACAGCCAAGTTTAGCTAATTTTCTGACTTGTTCTTTGTCAATATTATATTTTTTTGGTCTCGACATATCCTCTTACCCTATGAGTTAGGTAACTTTTGTTTATCAAAAAAATATCAAAAAATAAAGCCTATTCTAAAATTAATGATTTTATTGATAAAGAACCATCTATATTAGTCTCTAATTCTGCTTTTGACTTAATACACTGATATTTAACATTACTACCAGATTTTAATTGTCTTTTAGCTAGTCGAGACCCTTTGAGACATTCTGACATTGTGCTTTGAATTCTTGCCTCTTTTATTTCTCCATTGATAAGTAAAAGCAAAGCTACTACTGTTTCAACCATTTCCGTTTTCTCTGACTTTATCTTTTAGTTTTTCTATATCCTCCAAAGCCTTTTCAAGTAATTGTTTATTAAATTCTATGTTTACTTTGTTTGTTACGTTTTGTTCTTGGTTTTCGATTAATTTTTCTACATCAGAAAATAAACTTTCCAAAAGCATAAATTGTTCCTGATCTACTGGTTTCTGGTCGCTTGCCTTTAGTAAATCAGCTTTCATCAACTCACGAGATGTTTCTAATGATACAAGCCTAGCTGTAAGTTCTGTATAAGCAAACACCCCAGCCGCTACAAGTAAAATCAAGCTAGCAACTGTTTTCATAGGCATTTGCACAGCCGCTTGTTCTGATATTTTTAAAGGTTTACTCATCTATATTCATTCTTCATTCCA